ACATATTTTATCTCCTTTAGTAGGAGTATAATCAATATCAGTAAGATGAAATAATTTATCTTGAGAACTAACTAAATATTTCAGCTCAGTAGTTAAACTACCATTAGCTACTGTAATATAAATTTTTGGAATCATTTTTTTAATATAAAAAAGGATAGGGGAATAATCCACCCCTATCCAGGTTAATAATTAAGTTAACTTTTTTTACAGGGAACTGAATAGTCCTGATTATTTAACAGACATCTTTACTACATTAGCATTCATCATCAATGGAGCAAATTTAACCTTGTTACCATTGATTAATTCTTTGATGATATAGTATCTTAAATCATCAGTGAAAGAATCACACTCAGTAGTTAATTTGATAATTCTATCAGTCATGTCTTTACCAATAGGATTTTTCTCTGCATGAGTTAAACCATAATTGACAATTCTTGTTGCAACTACACTAGATAAATCAGCACGGAAGTCATCACCTTCTCCTATAGCACTTTTAAGTGTGTTTAACACATACTGCTCATCTTTCTCAAAGATATCTTTAGGACCAATAATCTTATCTAGTTTGTTATTGATAAACATAGTAAACATAGAAGCAAAGTCATTACCTACAGAACCTTCACCAATCATTTGAATAATTGGTAAATTCTTAGAGAAATCTTGGATAGAACTAATAGAGTTAAAGAAAGTAGTAATCATCCTTGGATTAATTCTTTGAGAAACTAACTCAGGATTCATTAATAAAAAGTTGATACCTCTACTGTCTATTTTAGCTTTCTCAGCCCATTTAGCCCAGATATTAACATCAAATTTTACTTCTGTAGAAATAAATCTGGTCTTTTGAGCAACATCCAGAGAAGTTACATTGTAATCACCATTGTCTGGATTAGTTGTCAATAAGATATGCCAGTTCTTTGGTAATTTCCAAGAAGCATATGCTTGCTCATCAATCAAAGTCATGGTAGCTTGCATAAATCTATGGTCAGCTCTGGTGTAGTCATCAAGAATCAAGAAACCACCTTCTTTTCTTCCTTGAATCCATTCAGGAGCAGCATGTGACATTCTTTTATTAATCACCTTGTAACCTTTCTTCATAGCAGCATCAATTTGATGCTCATTAATCCAGGTAGTTTTACCTTCTGCATTTGAAATCTCAAATTCTTTAACAGGGAAACCTACTAAGTCACCCAACTCTTCAAACTCAGCTAAATTTAATCTGATTATATCCATGTTAAGCTCAGAAGCCAATTGCTTTACTGATGAAGTTTTACCCAAACCTGCATCACCCTCAACATTTATAGCAACAGGTACTTTACCTAAGCTTTGAATATGCTGGTTATTAGTAACCATATACTTTACAAAATCTTTTAACTCATCTAGGTTTAATTGAACTTGGCTCATAACTTTTCTTTTTAATTTTTATAACTCTAACTTAATAACTTTGCCTGGTAAACTATCATTCATACTTGATCTTTCAGATAATACCCACAATATTTTGCCTTTTGGCTTTATTCTAGTGTAACACTCACCATCAGTAAAATATATCAAACTTGTATACTTTCTAATGTTAGCATCATAATACTCTAGGACGGGATCAAATTCAGTCCCACCTCTACCTACAATGTTCAAATCATTCTTGCCCTTATAAGGTTCAATACTGTTGATTTTGGTATCACATTGTATGATAGTTATATCTACTCCAGTTTTATAAATGTGAAAAATCTCATTCATAAATTCTTTAAGCTCTGTATCACTTACTGAACCTGAAGTGTCAATAGCCAACAAAACATGCTGACGCATTTTAATTTTTAGACCTGGATAAGTTGGAAATTTTTTGTTCTCCTTTCTCTGAAGTTTCTTGGTAAATACTTTTGTACTTGTACCAGTAAATCTTCTGACATAACCTTTCCAATCAAATTTAGGTTTTACAATTTGTTCTACTTTTATCAAAGCTCCCATCTCACCAGGAATAGTACCTCTTTTCTTTATGGTCTGTTCCTTTGCTTCTGTAAGAATTCTTTGAATCTGACGGTCAATAAGCTTTTGTTCTGTTTCACTTATCCCATCAAATTCATCCCATGTATCATGTTCAGAACCTGTGCCCATTCCTTGATCCATTTGGTCAAGTAATTGGTCAAGTGCTTCACAATCTGATGTACCTGTTTGTTCTTTCTTTTCCTTACCTTCCTTGAGCTTCTTATAGTAGTATTTAGTACCTGCTTTCCGATCAAGGTTTAACTCATGATAATCATCAATCATTATACCTCTCATAGGCAGTTTAGCTTCAATTTCTTTCAATTCTTCTTCCGTAGAACCAGAATCTTTGGCTTGTTTATATTCAGCCATTACAGTCTCTTTAAGAGCTGTATATTCTTCAGGAGTATATTCACCACCTGGTAACCATGTATCTTCTATATACTGGTTAATCTCCATATCCATTGCAATATTTGCCATCTTCTTATCAGCATATCCATGATAAGCTGTTAAGTGTCCAAAAGCAATATGTAGCAACTCATGTTTCATGATACCTAGTCTATGTAGGTCTGTAAGTGTGTTAACCCAGAAATCTTCATTTATGGCCAACTGGTAGTTAATACCATTTTTACTTACACCTGCTGTAGGAATGTCATTTCTCCAATGCTTATTCAGCTGAATTAGAAAATACCCATAATAGGGCTCTTTAAGCATAAGATCCTTTATGGTCTTGCTTAGTAAATCTACTTTATTCATCTTTTGCTTTTATTTGAATTTCATTTACAAAATCATACCCATACTGATTCAGACTCTTTTTCATTTCTAGAAAGTATAATTCAAAATACAACTCAACATAAGGAGACTTCAACTTCACTTCATTAGGTAAAACAGTATTCAAGAGTGTTAAACTCATAGTTCTGTTCTCTAAAGAAGCTTGTAGAAAACTACCAAATCTTTTAGTGAGTTCATTATAAAAATTATTATGCATCCAGAATCTTTCAGACTTACCGGCAAACACAATGATTATAAAAACCCACTGAAGATTCTCTTCAATGTCAAGGGATTCTAATATTGTTTTTGCCATTTCATGGTTACTTTCATCAGGTGACTTAATCATTGCAATCAGATTCTTACATTCTTCTTTTCCAAATGAGAACTTTTCCATATTATTTTACTTTATAAAATCTACCTAGAATGTTACCATTCAGAAACTCTTCTTTTTCAAGTACTTCCATACAAAATTGATGTTTAGTTTCTTGATAAGTAAGTTCCATACCTGAATAACATATTTTAAGTATTTCTCTTTTTATTGCCACACCTTGCTTATGTGCTTGCTTTAGTACTGTATTTGAACTGTAGTAATTAAGAAAATCCGGTCTAATAACCAGTTTATATTTCTTTAACCTTTTATCAGTAGTCACAGCTAAAGCTTTTTTACCAAGCGGTCTCTTGATGTTAGCAAAGAAGTTCTTTTTTCCAATGTAAGAAACAGATTTACCATCTATTATAGCTGACATTTGATAAATAAAACCTATTGCATTGTCAGGAATATCTAGTTCCCCAAATACTTGTCCTTTGTATGTCCAAAAATCCACACTCATAATTTACTTTTTATTAGATTAAACACAATATTTCTTGTTTCTTGAACACCTCTGGCTTTAACAGTATCTGAAATGTCTTTCTCAAATGGTAGTATCAAGTAATCAAAACCATATCTCTTTTGATATGCTTTAGAAGCTTCAATTCCGGGCTCATCATTATCAAAGAGTACTATGATCTTAGCATATTTATGCATATACTTTTTCATAATACCTTCAGAAATGACAGTGTTCTCACTATCCGGAGCAATAGCTTCAGCATTACCAATACCAAGAGTCTTAAAAGACATAATATCCTTTAGAGATTTAGTAAGAATAAGATACTTACAATCAAAGTTCACTTGTTCAGAACCCTGAATATAATCAGAGACTTTGATAAATTTACTTTTCTTATTTTTAGGTTGATAGATCTTATACAGAGTACCATCTTTTCTAAAATAACCATAAGTATATTGATTCTCAAATCTTAATTCTTTTACCTCACCTTCATTATCTGTTTTACTCAAGATGAAATACTGTAAAGGTTGTATATTATGTTCTTTTAGTAATCTAGAAGAAATTTTGTAACCCATCCAGAAATCCTGATCAAGATTATTCCAGTGTCTGATCTCATAATCTGAAACTTCATACCTACTTTCAGCCACATACTCTCTGGGAGTAATGTCATGTCTAGAAATGTATTCTGAATAGTCATCCATTATCTTTCTTACAGCAATACCTCTAGATTCTATATTATAATAGAACAAGACAAAATCAATAGTGTCACCAGATTTTCCTGAAGAAAAATCCTTAAATCTATACTTACCCATTTTATCAGGATAAATACAAAAGGACGGTGTTTTCTCTGGAGAAAATACTGATTTAATTTTGAGATCTTGTCCAGTGAGTTTTTCTGGAAGATTAAGATAGAATTCAAAAGGCCATTCTGTAGGAACTTGATTCAAATCATATATAATTGCTTTAGTTGAAATCATAACAAATTATATTAGAATAAAAAAGGGAGCACTGAGACTCCCTTTCTCAAAAGTTAATTACTTTTAATCTAAGCTGAAGTCAGCAGCATTCTTACTTGGAATAGATAAATCAGCATCTTCACCAAATTCTTTTTTCTCAACTACTTCTAGTTTTTTAAGGTGTTTAGCTTCATTATATTCTAAAACTTTAGCAGCTTCAGCACCATAAGCATATTTTTGACCTTCACCTTTTGGTAAATACATATCATAATTGGTATAACCAGTTTTACCCATATATTCTTTACCACCTACACACCAGTTAAGATATTTATCTTTGATAGGTGCATTTGCACTGAAGTTTTTAACAAAGTCTTCAATTGTATCAAACTTGTTATCTTGAGAAATAAACCACTCATCAATACCATAGCTATGTGCTAAGTTCTTTAAGAAGATCATAATAGATCTATCTCTTTGAATTTTAACACCGGATTTAGTTTCACCATCCGCAAATGCATATTGAGATGCTTTTACTCTACCAATTTGACCAGCATAGCGTCCTTTACTTTCATCATCTTTGTCAATTTGAAAACCTTCAAAATCATCAATAGCTGGAGTTTCTACATTTAACATTAAGTGGTATGCACCTTCAATAAATGAGAAATCTTCTAAGTGAATAGAATTAATTTTTAAAACATTATTACCTGGAGTAATTGTTTTAGGCATCCCTGTGCCTGTTCCTAAATCAGTTGTACTTAAAGCCATCTTTTTTTTACTTTTTAATTGTTAAACTTACTTTTTAAATATATACTTCATCCCAAGACACTTTCAAAGGTCCTTCACTTGAATCAGCAATTACTATTTCTTTATTTCTTAAATGATCTGGTCTTGCACCACAAGTTACCTCATCATTAGTCTTAAAACTCAGTATAGTTTTAGGACCTTTTCTGTACATGTAACCAATTGCATCTGCATTAGCACACACTAAAGATTTAATTTTACCTGTCAAATCTATATTAGCTGCCATAACCATCTCACCTTTATCATCAACTTGTTTGTCTTTGATGTGGCCAGATAAAATTACATGATCTGCAAGTGTATCAACAAAATCTAACACTTGGAAAAAAGCTTGGCGAATATACAAATATCCTGCACCATTTGGTAAAGTAGTGACAGTATCTCCATCAAAATTTTTACCCATTGGTGTTTGTCTGTATAATTTTATTGCAAGCGGATGAATCATTTCCTCCAATGCTGTTACAGTATCTATAGTAACATACTTATAAGGCTTATTAGCTTCTCTAATTGCCTTACCAGCATCTAATAATTCTTGTAAATTAGTAATTGGAATCTTCAATGCTTCAATAAAATCTGCACCATGCTCTAAATCTAAGATTAAATTATCTTCAAGACCCGCATAACAAGTAGTTTTACCTGTTTTAGGTTTTGAATAAATAACCAATCTTTTAGGATTAGCTCTCTGAGCTTTCACCTTTGTAGTTGGAAGTACTATACTCATTGTTTTGTAATTAAATCATTTAACCATTGTCTATTACTTACAGGTTTTTTCCACATAATTGCAGCATAATCTGCAATAGTCATTTCAGAATATAATATATCTGGAATAGGCTGTATAGATTTACTTACTAAAGTAGTTTTCATACCTTCAGTGAAATCTGGAAAATCATTGTTATCAACTAAAGAATTTTGAAGTCTTGGTAGATCCATATCAAAATCATTACCTTTCTTCTTTTCTTCAATCTCTGTAAGTCTTTTCTCAAACAGACCAAAGCTTAATGCTGTTCCATCAGGATTAATAGCCATTAATTCTTGTAATGGTACAGTGAATAAAGAATATTCAGCTCCTGTGGAAGATACACCACTTTTCTTATCATATTCTTCAGAGAAGAATGGATTGTATCTATATTTAAACAACTGTCTATGTTCATAAAAAGGTTTTACATCAAGAACAGAACCTGACGCATCAGTTACATTATCATAAAGCTCAATATATAAATCTTCACCTTTACTCAGTTCAGACTCAAAAAATTGAACTTGTCTTCCATACTTACCTTTTTGAAAAAATGCAGTTTTAATTAAAAAAACTGGGTCAGGAAGGCCCAATTTCTTAAATGTTTCTATGTGGTGTACAAAGAACTCACTCTCTCTTGTTTTTCTAATTTTAGTACTCATATTGTTGAAATTTTTGGTTTAATTGCTGTTGGTGGTGTTGGTATTTCTACAATCCTCATTGTAGTCCGATCAAGTTTAAAGAAGCTAATCCTAGTTGTACCATTTCTTGATTTAAGAAAGTGAAACACTAGTATATCTTCATCCTGAATAATAAATTTCTCAGGACCATACAACCTAATCTTTCTTACAGAAGGCTTATTAATACCCATAACCACATCAGCATGTTGTAGCAAAGCATCAGACCCGTAAATATCAGAATCTAACACATAATTTCCATAAACACCTTCTTCTTGTCTTTTAGGATCATCTATGTTTCTGTTAAGCTGACTTAATACAATAAATGCTATAGGATATTTCTTTTTCATCATTGTGAGAGCCTCACCTAAACTTCCTAGCATATCAAATTTGTCTTTCTGTCCCTTACCAACTTTAAATAAAGCTGAGTGATCTATAGCAACTAGCATGTTATTAAAAGTACCATCTTCATTTTTGTACTTATCCATCTCATAGTGTATAGTAGCACACATCTCATCTACTGTACAAGCATCATAGACAACATTGATCCTGTCCATTGCTTGCATTCCTTGGTAATACCTAACGCATTCATCATAGATTCTCTTATCTACAAGTTTTCCGTCTTTACTCATTAATGTGTTGTAATCAGCACTTGTAATCAGACTCAGTTTTCTTACACCACTGGTTTCATCTACCATCTCCATCTGAAACTTCAAAACTCTAAAATATTGGTCACTGTTGTTAGCAATAATATCACTAATCAACTGTTCCATAAATAAAGTTTTACCGGTTCCAGGTCTGGCACCAACCACGGTAATTGTTCTCCATTCAAGACCATCACAGAAGGCATCATTAAATTTAGGCCAAGCACTTTTTAGGGACTTTAGTGTACCCTGTCGCCTAGCTCTAATTTTATAGATAGCTTTTTCTACGGACTGCCTTTCACTAACAGGTAGCAAAGGTCTTGCACCATTAAATAAATTTGACATATGTGGATTTTAAAAATTGATCACACTATGTTGTCCCTAAAATAAGTAGGAACTTCATCTGCACCAGATACTACTAGTTCACAATATGTAGCCAGATCTGACTCAAAGGATTTATCCAAGTTTTGTTTACGGATAAAATATTGTGAATTTCTCATATACTCATACCTTTTTAATTCATATTCAGACACGTATTTTTCAGTTGCATTTAAAATTGTTTCCCAGCTATAATCATAAGTTTCAAAAAACCACTTGAATGCTCCTTCTAGATTTTTAACATTTACTCTAGCAGGTTTGCCAGAATTAAGTTTTTTATTTGGAAAGATTTCCAAATATTCTAACATCATAGTTATATAATCTTCACCCATAAGTGCACTAACTGTTTTTTTCTTAGTTTTCTTAAAGAAACTGTTGATTTCTTCGGTAAATATAAGACTTTTTGCAGTTAATACCAAATCTTCACTAATCCAATCATTAGCTTTTAATCTACTGATTTCTAGTTCTTTATTAACAATATTGTTAGGAATAACTTTTTCTTTTAAGCAATGTAATACATAGTAAGTATTAGGCATTAAACCTTCTTTAATCAGTCTGTTAAATATCTCTTCCATCACCAAAGAATTAAGTATTTATAATTTTCTTCTACTACTTTTTGTGCTGTATGAAATACATTTTGAGAGTCCCATCTTCTAAATTTACTATAAACAGCAGATGCTGGATGAGAACAAAATAGCTTAAAGCAATTATCATTAACACTATCGGCCCAAGTACGTGCTTCTTTCCCCATGTAAATATACACCAATCCATTATTATAATTTGATAGGTAATCAAAAAGATAATTTAACATTGGTTTCCATATATCATAGTGCTTACCAATCTTACCTATTTCAGTTGTCAGAGCTGTATTAAGCATGAGTATACCTTGCCTAGACCATCTAGTTAAATCAGGATTATTGCTAACAGAATCTCCATTATAAACAGTTCTGTTTACTTCATCTAACATAAATTTTAAACTTGGTTGCAACCTCATTGTTTTACTACAACTGAAAGCAATACCATCTGCTACATTGATAGTTGGATAAGGATCTTGACCTACTATGACTACTTTAAGATCATCATAAGGACATTCTTTAAATGCTCTGAATATATCTCTTAAAGGAGGAGTAAATCTTCTATCTAATAAACTTTCATTAGCTAATGATTGTATTATATTTTTAAAATCAGAACTATAAATAAAAGTCCTTAATACTCTGGCCCATCCAGAAGGAACTAAATCTTCATATAATTTATCTACAATTTTATCTAATTCTAATTTTTCTTTCATAATTTTACAGTGTAATTTAAACTAAACCAACATGATTAAAGTTAAAGAATTAAAAGATGATGCTGTCATCAATGTACCAGTAAGTAAAGGATACTACATGATGGTAAAAAATTTAGCATTTACTCTTATAAATAACATGACTAAAAACAATAAGTCTGATGAATATTTTAAAGAGATAGGTAACAAAACTTACCCAGAACTTGATGATGATCAAAAAGCTATGCAAACAGTAACTATGTTAGTTGCTGAAATTGAAGCACAAGCTACAGCTCATAATCAATATGAAGAGAAAGAAATTTTAGAACCAGGGGATGAAGGTTATGTTGCTCCTACTGTAGATTAACATTCAATTCAACTCCTATTTCAATACAAGCTTCAATAGCTAACATTAACTGGTCTTTGGTACACTCTGCAAATGATTTGCAAAACTCACCTTCTGAGTCTGTGTAGCAAAGACCAGATCTTTCTTTCACAATCTTCTTCATTTCTTCAAAAGTATAGCCGGATTCTTTGGCTAACTCTCTAATACATGCATGCACTTTATTAATCTGTGCTCTACTATGATCTGCATTAGCTAGATCAATATACATTTCTACTTCCTGTCCTTCTTGTAACTTCTGTAGGAACAGTTCATAGGCCAGCTTATCCTTTGGATGCCCATAAGTAAGCTTACCATCTTTTTTTACAAGTTTGCCTGTGTACATATTCTCAGTGTTTCAAGGAAACTAAATAAACTCTCTGCATCTTTAATAAGTATCTTATCTACTTCAAAGCAATCTACAGTCCAATTATCATCATCAATTTCTTCAGTTGAGTCAGAAACTAATGTGATACCATCTACTACATCAAGAACATAGTAATGAAAGTCTTTATCATTACCACTTTCTTCTTTAGAAACATCTCTTCTGGTAAATCCAGCATCTATTAAATCTTGCTCTTTCATAATTTGTGTTTCATTTTAAACATCATTAACTCTGGTGTTGCAACAAATTTGTTATACAAAAATACAATACAACTCTTATCTAGTGATTCATACATATTTGTATCATCTTTGATTTTAACAAACTGTTTTAAACTCAATGTTGCTATGTAAACATTATCTTCATCAGACTGAAGCATTTCAAACATTCTATTATTTTCATTTTCAGTAATGATCTTCAAATACTGCAATAAGTTAAGCTCAAGTTTATACACAAACAACCATTCTTTCTTATTAAGAAAGTCATATCTTGGCCTTGTCATATTTACTTGATGCTTAAATAAAATATAATTCACATCACTATTTGCAAGTTGTGACAAACTAACATGTAATCTAAGAAGATCTTTTGCTAAGTACAATACTTCTTTACCTACATCAGCTTTTATATCATTCTTTCCCATATACAATTAATACTAAAATTAGCCGGATCTCTTCAATCATCCTACTGAACAACCTTTTCATCACTTAGGACTTGGTGTATACAATTTTCCACAATAAGATTCCATGTACCGGTTGTGTCACATTCTTCTTCATGTGGATACATTAAGATCACTTTATTAACTTGTTCTGTAGTTAATTTTTTCTTGATGCTATTAGCTACTACTACTACATCAGTTTCAGATATATTACTTACCATTTTTTTCAGATTTTAAAAGTTGTTTTAAATTTTTCTTTGCTACTTCACTCTGTTTCTTGAAATAGTAAGATTTTAATTTATTTGTCTTTCTATTACAAATTCCAAGCATGTACTGACAATGATAAATGTGATTTACAAGTTTTCTTTTACTCTTGGTATATGTTTTTCTCATAACTTTTTCTTTTTTTTAGGTTCTTTTAAATACTTGTTTTCAAAATACTTCCAATCAGTAAATATTGCAATCATAAGATCTTTTCTTATTTCTTCTTCATGCTCATCACACATACCTATACCATTCAGATCTAAGTCCGGAGAGTATCTTTTGGTAGCTTTTTTACCGCATTTAATGCAAAACATACTAATTTATTAATTCATCTACATTTATATTATAATCTTCCATAAGTTCATAAATCATATCAAATATTAATTCTGCAGCTTCATGTGCCGTTTTAGGCTTGTCTTCTTCCATATAGTCAAGACTATCATGAATCTTTTTCTGAGCATTATGTTTAAGTTCCCACAATACTAAAGCCATGTCAAGTGCTTTAGTCATTCTTTTGTGATCCATTACATCATCAGGCTCATTCATATCAAATTCAAATGTTGCTTTCATTTCTTTTTAATTTTTTTCTTTTAGTTTTTGAAAGTCTAAACTTTTTCATATCCCAATCCATTACTGTTTGACACAATTTTCCTAATGTCATAATAGCTGCTTGATCATTATCTGCTTCAAATGAAAGTTTAGCTCCTGTAGGTTTGTGTTGAAAAAGATATTTTGATCTTTTATTTGCAATTGTTTCCATATTTTACACATCTATATGTATTAAAAAACTAATTTTTCTTTTGATAGTTGGATATGTTTCCAACAACCATTTTGTCAAAGCATCATCACTTTCTTTACCATCAATATGACATTCAATATATGTATGCTTTTTATAACCATGTATCAAAGTATTTGTTCTTAACTCCTTTGGTATTTCAGATACCGGAATTATTGATCTTCTAATTGTTTTCATATTAACTTTTTATGTTTTAAACAATCTATACATATATGATATCCAGGATTTACACTTGGAACCCATGTGTGTTTACAAAACAATCTTTTAATTTTTTTAAA